AGTTGTTAGCACCGCCGCTGTTACACGTTGCGGGGTATCCGTAGAGCCACATGGCATCTGCGGCCTGTTCGCCTTCACATATATATATGACATCGTGGTTGACGATCTCTGGCAGTCTGTAGGGTAGGCGAGGGATGCCCTTGATGCCTGGGTTTAGGCTTTCACCCTTTATCGTGTACTGCTTGAACGTCTTGCCTGTCCCGTTGAACGTCCGTTCCACCATATACACAGGTTGGTCATTCTCGTCTTTATATATGTATCGTCTTGGATTGATGTATTCAGGACCAAATGCGGTGACACTTTCCCACTCATGTTCTACCTCTGATCTAGGCCATTCGGGAATGTTTCGGATTATTTCAGTGAAGTCACAACCTGCATGGCAATGGAGTAGGGGCGTGTCGCGTCCTTCTACGTCTGTAATGGATAATGAAGGGTTTTTGTCGTTGTGTGCGGGACAACACGCCACCCATGATCCATCACTAGCCCTCTTGGCTTTCTTTAAGTGTTTGGCGATTTCGGCGGCAGTGGTCATCATAAGTCCAGCCCCCCTTGCACGGCCTTTGCAGGCGGCTCAACGAACAAGTCGGGCTGCTTATAAGCGGCCTCGATCCGCTTACAGGCTATGTCAAAGTATTTAGGCTCCAACTCTATGCCGATGAACTTACGGCCTAGCTTGGCGCAAGCCACGCCCGTTGTGCCGCTCCCCATAAAAGGGTCAAGAATGGTTTCTGTTTTATCAGGTAATTTTTCGATGCACCATTTCATCAATTCTAATGGTTTTTGCGTTGGATGATTTACACGCTCTCCATTTGTTTGAGCTATCGTCCAATCAAAAAGACGTACATTTGCGTCAAAGTTTGTCCACGCTAATTCGCAGTCTGCCATCGTTGGCACGGCATCGCGTTTATACCAAACAAGCCAGCAACGACTAGCTGGCATGGCTGGTATGTAGTTGCCTCCCCAAATTATAGACGGTAAATCGAAGTCAAATGTAATTGCATCAAGCGCGACATCCCATGATTCATTGCTTCCCCAACTCCCGCCTTGTAACTTTGAGCCTAACCCATAAGGCGGATCAGTCACCACAGCATCGACCTTGCCAAGCGTCGGCATGATCTCAAGACAGTCGCCTTGATAAAGGGTGCAGTCGCCAATTTGTTGGGTCATCAAAACGGTATCTCATCATTAAGGTCTGCCGCTTCTGCCGCCTTCCTTCGGTTATTGGTGAAGAACTCCGCATTCACTTCGGCAAACTTGCTAATCACAATCGACGTAAACATCAGGAGTTGTTCTTTGGTCAGGTAGCGCATGTCATGCAATTCAAGGTGATCAAGGTACTTGCATGCGGAAACTGTGGCCTCCCACAACATAGCGTCTTCTTCTTGTTCCAGGTGATGATCAGCCATTTCTTTTACATGCTCCATTGAACAGAAAAACGTCAGCTTGCCCCGCCTGCCTTTGAGAGAGGGATCAAACCCGAACCCTCTCTCACGCTGAAAACAGACGGGACATAGCTTGTTGTGTTCTACTGTTGACCCCATGCCGGAGTGGGTGCCACAGGTGCCGCAGGTTGTTGAGGTTGAGGTTGAGGCTGTGGCTGTGGCTGTTGCCCGAAGGGTGCCGCACCTGCACCAAAGCCTGCCTGTGGAGTAGCCTGGGGGGCTGACACAGGAGGTTGAGGCACAGGTGCAGCTTGCACCTGTGGCCCTTGGGGTGCCACAGGAGCGTTCTGTTGCATCAAGCATGGGGGCCGTGGAACCCACTGCAAGATTTCAAAGTTAGGAACCTGTGTGGAGTTCTTGCCTGTCGATGTCAGCGTTGCTCCAATGAACCTGATGACGGGCAACATGCCGGGGTTTTGTGGTGCCTGCATGGCAATCACGGCGGCAATCTGACAAAAGCCTTTCCAAGATCCCGTTGACGCCTGGTCCCATATGACAGCCGTGTTCTGGTCTTGCGCCATTGGGATCTTGACATATTCCGTATAACCCTCACCTGGTTTGGGCAGGGGTTGATGCACGGCGGGGTTTGGCGTTTTCTGTTTGTCTTGACCGTCAGGCCAGATCTGCCAGCCTGTCTCAATGTTCTCGATGTCCCATACTATACCTGACGCCATAGCGGGGTACGGTTGTTTTACACTGTCAACACGAATCATCCACGATGCGGGGGGTATGTTGTTTTGCGCGGAGCCTTGCGCCTTCCAATCAAGATAACCGTAATACGCCGTATCGTTGGCAGTTCTTGGTGCTTCGGGCGGGGGTGCTTGAAATGTCATGTATTCTCTCCTTGGGTTACGAGTTGAATGGATCTTGGGTTGGTATGCCGGAACGCATAAGTCGGAAGTTGCAGCATGACTTTTTCATCTGCATAGGCGTGGAAATGCTTTTCTTGTTGGCAATGCTGGTGAAGTTCAATCGCCGCAAGGTACGATGCCCAGCCTTCACGCTTGGACATGGCGTCGAGTTCGTAAATGGCGCAGGCGTATGGCGGGTATTTTTCAACGACAAGGAACAGGAAATGTTCAACCTGGACGCCGGATGCCTGCGTCCATCCATAGGAATAGCTGGCGTCTTGTTGATGATAGCCGAACTTTGCCACGCTCTGTGCGAAGCCTCTGGGGCTGGCGTCCTGTGATGTCTTTAAGTCGACAATGACGGACGGACGTGCGGCGTCTACCTTGCATTTAAACTGAAGCCCCTTGTGCTCCCAGAACGCCGCCTGCTCGTAGACTGTATCCTTTTGGTTAAGTTCCTGTGCAACGGCGGGATTTCTCCACACGCTGTCCCGCATGGACATACATTGATTATAATCAGCCGTTGTCAGAAGGATCTTGTCCTCCGCTTTTGCCTCTTTGGCTGCATCCGTCCACGCCTTGCCTCTTCGGGTTTCCGGCCCTTGCACAATCTTACTTGATGCATGTTCCGGCTGTAACACGGCCAAATAGACGGCACTCCCCAGGTTTAAGGCATCCGTCTTTGCCGTTTCAACCTGGGCGTGAGCAGGCGTTTGGTTAATCAGCTTCCACAAGTAAGAGTTGTTTAGTCCATCAGCGGCAAAATAGTCTTCGTCGCTAATGTTTTGGATTCCATTGACCATGTTCTTTTTCCCATCGTCTTTTTGTTTCTATATAAGTGTCGTAGGCTTCCTTCTTTGCCTTGAAGAATGGACCGCCAACCGTATGGCCTACGGTGTCGTCCATCTCAAAGCGCATCCACGCCATGTATGCCGCTTCAACGTCCTGATCTGTCGGAATCACACGACCTCACTCATCAGGGCTGCATAGCCTGCAATATCGACCTGGGTGTCTCTGTGGTCTGGTGCATGGCTAAGACGCCCAAGCTTCACGCCGATCATCACCATGCCCACGTCTGCCGCCGACAGCGGCGTGTTCAGTTTGGCTCCCAGAATGCCGTTAAGAATCTTGGCGGTTCTTTCCCAGTTTTCTGCGACGGGTCCGTAGTCATTGCCGCGCTCAAAGACAGCCACACCTGCGTCCCAGAGAATCTGCATCCGTGGCGATTTTCGATTCATTTCAAACAACACTTCTGCATCATTCATTACTGGGAACTCCATCTCATTTAATTCATCTAATGTTCTTAGTTTACCGTTTGACTGTTTAGCCTCACTCATCGTTTCTCTCCCTTTTCATGCGCCCATAGGGCCAGCAGTGCCGCTTCGGCACGTCCATCGTCTTTCTTCTTTTCAAATTGATTTGCGTTATTGGGGAATAGGCGTGTGGCTGCGGCTCTGGCAGCATCCTTGTCACGGCCTAGATTAAAGTGTTGTTTCCATTTGGAAGGCGTTACCAGGGAGTAGGGGATCTGAAGGGTGCCAAGCACACCCTTGATCACGCCCAACCCCTGCCCAAAGTTGAACGCCGATTGGCGTCCCATGCCGAAACTGTTAACGCTCTCTATATATACATGGGTTGGCGTAAATTCCTTGAACGTGGATGCAAGGCCCGTCCCGGATACTTCCTTTCCGAATACCGGCATATCTTCGATATATAAAGTAAGGTCCGGGTAGAGCAGGGCAATGGCACCCGTCTTTCCAGGGTCAATGGCGGCAAGCATTCTTTTTCGCCTTCTTTTTGAATATGCGGTTCCAGCCCTTTTTATATGCCGGGGTTGGCTTCGGTGGCGTCCAGGGTCTGGGGCT